TACGCTGCCGGGCACCCTTTTTTACCTATGAAAATTCTTTGAAAAAAAGCCCTTTTATTGCTTGACTAATCGGCGATAGTACGGGAATATACGATAACCCCCAAAGAAAGGAGGAAACGACCATGCGAATCAAAGTCATCAAGCCCACGGCGGCAGCAGAAAATAAACGCTTGAAGGTATGCGCCTATGTCCGTGTTTCAACGGACTCTCTGGAACAGGAGGACTCTCTGGATAACCAGACCGCCTACTTTAAGGACTACATCCAAAGCAACCCTGCATGGGAGTTTGTAGGAATATATGCAGACCAGGGCATCTCCGGCTTTAAGGAAAATCGCCCTCAGTTCCAGCAGATGATTGCTGATGCCAGGGCTGGCAAGATTGATCTGATTGTTGTAAAAAGCGTATCCCGCTTCGCAAGAAATACCGAGACCGTGCTGAAGTTCTCCAGAGAACTCAAAAGCATCGGTGTCGGTATTTTTTTTGAACTTCAGAACATCAACACCTTATCGGGCCCCGGCGAATTGATGCTGACCATCATCGCAGCCTTCGCCCAGGCAGAGAGCCAAGGTGCATCGGACAATGCAAACCTCACCTACAAAAGAAAGTTTGAGGCTGGCATTCCAGTCCATGACCTTAAGTACACCTTCGGCTTCGATACCGATGACGGTGGCAACACCTACATCATAGAGGAACAGGCTGAAACGATACGGCTCATTTTTGACCTTGCCCACAAGGGCGTGTGGCCAAGCAAGATAAAGCAGTACCTCAATAAGCACGGCATCAAAAGCTGTGCTGGTGGCAAATGGGATGATACTGGGGTGCATAGAGTTCTCCGCAATCCAGCCTACAAGGGTGCGCTGGTGTTGCAGAAAACTTATCTGGATTCCAAGCGTGTCCGTCATAAGAACGAGGGTCAGAAAGACCAGTGGTTCATTGCGGATAACCACCCAGCCATTGTGGACCCACAGCAGTGGGATGAGGTGCAGGAAATCCTTCTTGCACGGAGCGAACAGCTTGCTCCACGACCGCCCCAGAAGCCCTCACAGCCTCGCTCCAGCCGAACCCAGTACCCTTTGACGAACAAGCTGTTCTGCCCTCTATGCGGTCAGAAACTCCATCACAAGTGGAGCAACCAGGGCAAGAGCGAATACTGGGCTTGCAGTACCAATGTGAAGGTTGGTGCGAAAGCCTGCAAAGGCATCTGGCTTCCGGCGGCGATTGCTAACAGCTGGGGCAAAATCACCGAGCCAACCACGGTCATTGGTTATAAGGATGAATACGGGATGCAGCAGTTTACCGCATACCCAAAAGCAGAATATGAATTATCGGATGAATGTCCGTACACAAGAAAGGAAGATTGACATGGCAAGACAAGTCGTACACATTCCCGCACAGAGGAATATTGCAAACAGGGCTGTTGCCCGAAATACCAAGCTGAGAGTGGCTGCCTACTGCCGAGTTTCCACGGAGCAGGACGAACAGCTGAACAGCTTTGAAAACCAGGTGACCTACTACACAGAGTTCATCACCAGAAACCCTAACTACGAACTGGCTGGCATTTATGCTGATGAGGGTATTTCCGGCACCAGCACCAAACGCCGTGAGCAGTTCAACCGCATGATTGCAGACTGTGAGGCTGGCAAAATCGACCTCATCATCACAAAGTCCATCAGCCGATTTGCCCGTAACACCCAGGACTGCCTGAACTACTCCAGAAAACTGAAAGACCTGGGGATTGGCATCACCTTTGAGAAAGAGAACATCAGCACGATGGACAGTACGGGCGAGTTGCTTTTTACCATTTTGTCCTCGCTGGCACAGGACGAGAGCCGTTCCATTTCCGAGAACTGCCAGTGGGGCATCCGCAGCCTTTTCAAACAGGGCGTAGTGCATATCAACACCAACCGCTTCTACGGCTACGATAAGGACGAGGATGGCAGACTGGTCATTAACCCAGAACAGGCCAAGGTGGTACGCTGGATTTACGAATCCTATATGGACGGCATCAACCCAGACATCATCGCCAGACGGCTCATGGAACAGGAAGTGCCTGGGTGCATGGGCGAACCGAAATGGACGGTGGACACTATTATGGGCATTCTCCAGAACGAGAAGCACATGGGCGATGCCATCCTGCAAAAGACCTTTACAGCCGACTACCTCACAAAAAAGCAGGTCAAGAACGAGGGGCAGCTTGCCCAGTACCACGTAAAAGATGACCACGAGGCAATCGTCAGCAAGGAACTCTGGGAGGTTGTCCAGCTGGAGATCCAGCGAAGAAAAGACTACATGAAACGGTACGGGCTCCGCACGATGGGACGCAACACGGACGAGCAGCCCTTTACCAATCGGGTATTCTGCGGTGTCTGCGGTCAGCTTTACTGGAGGCGTACCCTTTACCGACTGAACGGAAGCGTTAAGGCTTGGATGTGCGCCAGCCGCTGTAAGGGAAAGGAAGTCAAGGGGTGCATTAACGATACGCTCCTGGAAGCGGATCTGCACAAGGCTTTTGTGATGGCATGGAACGCCATGCTGGAGAACCGTGAGGATTTCTTGGAACACTGGAAGGAACAGCTACATGACCAGAATCCGCTGGTGGTTTTCCGGGCAAAGCAGTTCATGAAGCTGACGGAAAAGGCAAAGCCCATGAAGGAACTGGATGTGAGCATTGTCAGCAAGACCCTTGACCACTGCGACATCAAGCCCCTTGGCGTGATTGATTTCTATTTCCTGGACGGCAGCCACATCGGTCTGGTAACGGGAGAATAAGGCGCGGGCTCCACATCATTCTTTTTGGATGAATGTGGAGCCTATTTTTTATTAATACTATTGACAAGAAAACTTGGCAAGTATATAATGTGAGTATGCAAAGAAAACTTGGCAGAAAGGAGTTTAATATGGATAGAGAAGAAATTCTGAAGCGAAGCCGAAAGGAAAATGAAGGCCAACATGATGAACGGGAAATGGCAGCACATGGTCATGCTTCACGAGTAGGTATGCTCGTTGGTGCTTTTGTATGTGTTGCGCTTGTGCTGGCAAGCGAGTTCATATTTCATATTCCAGAAATAGGCTGGGTTGGATGGCTTGTATATTTCACTATGCAGGGTACCGGCAACATTGTTTTATTCAAAGATCTGGGAAACAGGAAAAGTCTAATTTGGGGCGTTGTAGAACTTGTATTTGCAGTACTCTTTGCTGTTGTGCTTGTAGTGAAAAGTGTGGTGTAATATGGATGAGAAACTGGTACTAAAAAACAACCTTAAGAATGCGCGTAGTGAGAAAGGTCTTTCGCAACAGCAACTTGCAGATATGGTAGGTGTATCGCGGAACACCATCAGTTCCATTGAGACTGGACAGTTTAATCCTACGGCAAAACTGGCTTTGATACTGTGCATTGCTTTAGAAAAGAAATTTGAAGAATTATTCTATTTTTAGGAGGATACAATATGGATATGCAGACAAGTGGCACTGTTGTTTCTGTATCAAAACAATGGTGGTTGAAAGTCAACCGTAAGCCTGTACGAATGCACGCTCTTGACGGTGCGGAATTCCCTTATATTATCAAGGTGAAATATGCTGTTGACGGAACAGAATACACAAAGAGGAAATGGATTAACGCAGGAAAGCCTGTACCTGCTGTAGGTAGCAGCGTGACTGTTATGTATAGTGCGGAAAAACCATCTAAGGCAAAAGTTCTATAAATAAATCGCACGGTCCCGTGTCACTCGTAGCTGGGTGGTACGGGGCTTTTTTGTGTCCAAGGAATAATTCTGACAGAATTACTTTGCAATATGAAAAGACACATCTTGTTGCTATAATTTAATAGCCCCAGAGGAGGCAGATATCCTTTACACGATATGCCTTATCGTGGGATTGGAGGTGTGTTGGCAGCACCCACTACGAAGTGGAAGGCTGGCTCCAAGGCAGAAAAGCGTAAGGCTGCGAAAGAGAAAATCAAGAACGCCTATACGGAGGAAGCCAAGGTTGAAGTCATTCCGGCTATAAGGGATTTGACTGCCGACACGCCCAAAATCCTAAGAGTGGCAGCGTATTGCCGTGTCAGCACAGGCCAGGAAGCCCAGGCTGGAAGTTACGAATTACAGGTGCAGTATTACACACAGTACATTCAAAAAAGAGAAGACTGGGAGTTGGTCGGTGTCTACGCTGATGAGGGCATAAGCGGAACGAACATCCACCGCCAAGAGCAGTTCAAGCAGATGATTGCTGATGCGGAGGCTGGAAAAATCGATCTGATTATCACCAAATCCATCAGCCGTTTTGCCAGAAATACGCTGGACTGCTTGACCATCGCCAGAAAGCTAAAGCAGCAGGAGCCTCCTGTTGCTATATTTTTTGAGAACGAGGGTATCACGACCACCGACAGAAACACGGATGCCATGCTGGCTCTGCTGAGTTCTGTGGCACAGGGAGAGTCCGAGAATAAATCCGAGTCTATCAAATGGGCTTGCAGAAATCGGTTCTCCCGTGGCATTCCGCTGTTTCCGACCTGGTGCATACTGGGTTATGACAAGGATGAATTTGGCACCATTTTCATTGTGCCGGAGGAGGCCGAGGTCGTGCGGTACATTTTCAAATCGTACTTGAATGAGATTTCTGGACCCGAAATTGCTAAGAGCCTCACAGCCCTTGGCATCCCTACTGTGAAAGGACTGGCTGAATGGACGCCTGGTGCGGTCTACGGAATACTGAAGAATGAGAAGTATTGCGGCGACGTCCTTATGCAGAAAACATACACGCCGGATTGCTTAACGCATCGCTCTGTGAAGAATACGGGCCAAGAGCGACAGTACATGATGCGAGACTTCCATCCAGCCATTGTCTCCAGAGAGGATTGGCTTGAGGTGCAGAACCGTATCAAGAACAAGGTTTATACCAAGCGTGGAAAACAGAAACCGCCACCTCCACCACTCAGTTTGCAGTGGCATAAGCGTGGCAAGCTAAAAGGATTCCTGGTGCTGGACCCTAACTGGAAGGCAAAGGACATTCCACAGGTGCGCGAAGGAATCGAAAATCGTTATAAGAAGAAAGGATAAATTATCATGGGAATGTTAGACAATTTCAAAGTAATCGAGATCACAAAAACCACCGAGCCTTCTTGCGTTATCATTGAGGATAACAAGATGCGGTTCACCAAGCCTGTCGCTATCGAACTCGGCTATCCGGCTTTCGTCCGTGTGCTGATGGATGATGCTGGGCAGCGTATCGCTATCCAGGTTGCCAAGGGCAACGAGAGCAATGTCATCAAGTTCTCCGCTGACAAGGACAGCCAGAAGGCATCCATCCTGTACCAGAACACCGTCATGGTGGATCTGATTCGTGCCATGATGCCTTCCTGGGAGAAAGGCGTGAAGTATTCTGCCAAGGGTGTCTTGAGCAAAGAGGACAAGGCGATTGTTTTTGACCTCAAGGCTGCGGAGGTATACCAGCGTTTCAGCCGCAAGGCTACCGAATAATTAGAGGGGTGTCGGTGGTGGCTTATGCTGCCATCGGCACTTTTTCCTTTTTACATCCGCCTTATAATAGGAAGAAACACGAAAAAAATAAACGAAATTATGTAGAATATTTTTCTGCAAGTATCCCCAGCGGTTGAAAAATGCGAATGAAGCGATTATAATAAAAAGGATGAATAGGAACCCCAGG